AGGAGATGTACCTCCGATCAGCCAAGAGTTGGGAGATCAGTGCCATGAAAAGTTGGGTTTAAATCATTCAACGGGCGAGATTAAGTATGATATCGTAGGCTAAAGGACACGGGGTCGTGGCCATAGATTCAACACCGTGGCGCAGTTTTGAACACATAGAAAGACTAGAGCATATCTGCAAGATTGTTCTAGCATCAGGAAATTATTAATGGATATTATCATAGCAACGTTGGTGATGACGCATATCACAATAGTGTGCGTTACACTGTACTTGCATAGAAATCAAGCACATAGGGGAATTGAATTTCATCCAGCACTCAGTCACTTCATGCGTTTTTGGCTGTGGATGACCACAGGCATGACTACCAAGCAATGGGTAGCTATCCATCGCAAGCATCATCAGAACACAGATGTAGAAGGTGATCCACATAGTCCACATGTATTTGGTATTTGGCAGCTAGTCTTTGGAGGAGTTAAGTTTTATAATCGTGCAGGTAGTGATGCCCATATGGTTATAAAATACGGAGCAGGTACTCCTAAAGACTGGATTGAGCGAAAACTTTATACACCTCACCATCGCCTTGGCATTCTCTTGATGTTGATCATAGATCTGTTATTATTTGGGCCATGGGGATTCTTAGTGTGGGGTGTTCAGATGATATGGATACCGTTCTGGGCCGCTGGATTTATTAACGGTGTTGGACATTGGTGGGGATATCGCAATGGTGAAACCAAAGACCATTCGCATAATGTAATGCCTTGGGGCATACTGATTGGTGGAGAAGAGCTACACAACAATCATCACTTGGATCCTGCCAATCCTAAACTAAGCCGTCGCTGGTTTGAATTTGACATTGGTTGGATGTGGTTTAAGTTATTCAGCTATGTAGGATTAGCTAAACTTAGAACATAAAAAAAGGGCTCCGAAGAGCCCTTTTTTACTATCAGTATATACCGCTATGCGGGGGATATTATTTCTTAGTTGCACCGTTATTTACAAACGAATACATTTTTTCCGCAGTTTCTAGAACTTTATCTAGTCCTGGAAACTCTGGCATACCAACTGTAGTAACGATCTGACCAGTCTTCTCGTCACGCTTGGCAGTCATTTCCCAACCTTGGAACTTTGAGTGGAACTCATCGCTTAACATGCCCTTGGCCATGTCCAAGATATCTGTGCGGATTTCATATCCGTTTTTATTGAATTTTACTTCTGGTAGTTTCATTTCTGGTGTGAAATTTGTTGTAGACATATTTTTCTCCTTGTGTGTATGTGTCTAATTACTGCTTATTTTGCCGAACTTACGGCAAAATTCTTTACAACCAGCTGACTCAATGTCAATGCATTTTGACTAGCAGTCTTAAAGAATGCAGTCTGTGCGTCGATGACTTCGATAAAACCGGTTTTGATTGTTTTGTCAACAATGAATGTGTTGACTACATTTTTTTTAGCGTTTTGTACGCTGTCAATGATTACGTCTGGTGAAAACATTTACTTCTCCTTAGTGTGTGTATGGTACTGTTAACAACTACTTATCTTTCGCTGTCAACGTAGTATATATGCTTTTAGCTCTAGAAGCAACTTATTTCTTGAATTTTTTTGTTCGTTCTTTGATAATTTTGATTACTTCGTCGTTGAGCACCACTTCATAGTGGTTGTAGTCGACTTCGATCAGTTCCATATCCACATGATGCTTTTGACTGTCAATGCTGACTACCCCGTCGTTGGCCACTGGTATAAATGGACTTTGCCCTTTAACTGTAACCACATTAGTCCACGGATGCTGTATCTTGATTTTATTGGCCTGTTTCATGGCCCAACTGCTGGGACCTATATCGCGCATGAGTCTACTGAACGGCAGGAAAAACTGTGCAAAATCTGCCACTTCAGCTCCTCCATATGGTGTACTAAGAGTCACTGCTCCTAGAACCTGCGTTGGAATAGCATTGGCAATATGCAGTGAATAGATACCGCCCAAACTATGTGCTATAAAAAAAATATCGTTAACATTCGACAACTGTTGGATTATTTCTTTTAGATTGTTTTCAAACCCGTTGCGACTGTCATAGTCTACAGATATACCTGTACCTATTTTTTGTCGAATGTAGTTAAAACTTTCACTTGTGGCACTGGCACCATGTATGTACACAGGAGTCATTGATTACTCCCAAGCTGCTGGTGCTGGTATATCGCAGGGACCTTGTGCAGGTTCTGTGCCGTAATCCGCTGGAGTAATAATTTCAAGATATTCCATGTCTGGACTGTAATCGTACAAGTAATGCACAATGCCCGGACGTTGTTGTACACAGTCGCCCGCTTCCACTAAATGGATCTTGTCTTCATACATGAACTTGGCCCAGCCCTTTAACATGTAAACGATTTGGAACTCGGCTACATGAATGTGCCAGCCTGTGCCACCCGAGTTTTCTGGGGGTAAGTTGGCTCGAGTAATGTGTGCTAGAACCCGACCGTTGGTAGCGTCTGCTACTCCTAGATCTTTGTAAAGAAAAAAGTCACGTAAACCGCCACCTTTAAACTCTACTTCAGAACCTTTGACGTGTGAAAACTTTGTAGTCATCTAGAAGACCTCCTGTGTGTATGTATATATCTCTTGCAGTGCAAGAGTTAATGCTTAGTTGTTGTAGACGGCTTTAGCTTCTTCTACGCGACCCTGACGAGCAAGGCTAGCCGCATAACGTGCTTCGCCAACGGCTACTAGCACGGTCCAGATATAGTTTAAAATTGTTTTCATAGATAAGATTCCTTGTGAGAATTGAATTGTTGGATGTAGTTTTCCAACTGTGCGGCATCGGTAATGCCTTTGGTACTTAGATATGCATCTAAGCGGCTTTGATAGCTGCTACCTGGAAACATTTCGGATAAACGTTCTAGGATGGCTAGCATTCTGTTTGATATGTATTTCATGTAAGTCCCTGTAAGTGTATGTAGTACTAATGGTTTCTACTGAGTATTTAGTTAGTTGTTGTGCAATCGCACAATTTCTTAGGCTTTGCCCTAGATTCTAAGTTAGTTTATAATGTTAAAACTTTGGGTAAATATACTACCACTTCGGGAAACACATGAAATTAAGAACTCGATCGATTCTGCAAGAGCTGAATGAAATAGCAGAAGTACGTAACAAAGACTCGCTGTACGAGGGCAGAGCTGTTAACATCATCAATTCTGCTATCAACCTAATAGAAACTCTGAATGAGCACTATGGTCCAACTGAGGCTGATGAATTAGAGCGCAGATTGATTAATGCTATCAAAGGCAAAGAACCTGCGAAATTCACCCGAGGCATACGTAGAATAGCTGAGTCTAGAAAACAAAAGAAAATATTGGAAAATAAAGAAAATGAGTGATCTATTTGAAGGCGGTAACATATTCAAAGATGATGCTGGTACTGTACTAACCAAGAGAATATCTAAAGCAGATGTACTGCCCACTGTGCAGTGGTTGGAAAAAGTCACAGGTCTTGAACTCACAGACCACATGTTAGGTACCACTGGCAAAAAAGAGACCAGCGGCGATCTAGATCTAGCCATCGACGCCAACGAAGTTAATAAAAATGAATTTGCAGCCAAACTTAGTCAATATATTGCAGATGAGGGCGGCGATCCAAAAGAATGGATTAGAAAATCCGGCATCTCTGTGCATTTTAAAACTCCCATCAAAGGAGACCCAGACAACGGATATGTACAAGCTGACTTTATGTTTGGTGAGCGTGAATGGATGAAGTGGAGTATGCAAGGCGGCAAAGAAGGATCAGAACTCAAGGGTTCACACCGCCACATGATTCTCAGCAGTATTTCAAAAGCTAGAGGACTAAAATGGAGTTTCCAGAACGGTCTAATGAATCGTGAAACCAACGAAGTTATTACCAAAGATCCCAACGAGATCGCTAAGAAACTGCTAGGTCAAACAGCCACACCTAAGGATCTACAAGATCCAGAAGCAATCATTGATTACATTATTAAACTACCTAACTACGAAGAACTGATAGCAGACGCTAGGCAGTCGCTAGAAAAGGAAGGTGTCAAACTTCCAGTAGCAGGTAAGGTGGAAAGTTTTCAACCGGGATCGGGTGCTTGGTTCCGTAAGATGATTGAAATCGTAAAATGAGAGCGTTTGAATTCCTAAATGAGGGATGGAGTAAAAAATACAAAAGTTCCATCAACTGTTCAAATCCAAAAGGATTTAGTCAACGGGCTCATTGTCAAGGAAAAAAGAAAAAAGAATCTCTAGGCGAAGGCGGATGGGATACTACTTTAACACAGGGAACAGTGTTGAAGCCAGCTGCGGTCAGCAGAGCATTGGATGTGGTTGATCAGTTTGTTAAAGATTTTAATGAATACCTCAAAGACAAAGATCTAAGTCCGGTACAACGTGGTAAGGCCACAGGCAGCAGTGCTTATTACAAACAGGATCAAGAAGAGGATCCTGATAAAATTTACGGGGACGTTGACCTACAAATGATCGCTCCCCCTATAGAAGGAAAAAGCTACGGACAATATTCTGCGTTCTGGAATAACCTAGCTGACGAATTTGTTAAAACAGGTGCTGCTCCCTACGTAGATAATACTGAAAGCAAACCCGGTCACCCAATTGTAAAAATAGGGGACAACGAATATGTACAGATTGACTTTATGTGGCACGAACCAAAGATGGCTGATTGGGGTGCAACTCGTGTGACTCCCGAGCGCGGTGTCAAAGGATTGTTAGCTGGCAACATGTACAGTGTTACTGGCGAAATCATGGACATGAGTATTCAACATGCCGGAGTACAGTTAAAAGTTATAGATAATCAGCGTGTGCCGTTCAGCAAACAAAAAGACACAAAAACAGTTACAGTTACAACTGATCCCAAGACTTGGTTGTTGGACATTTTCAAATACCAAGCAGAACAAATGAATGTTAAAGATGCCGAGGCAGATAGTCTGCTGACAGCGAACCCGGGTTCAGATATCGCCAATATCAAGATCTCGGCAATGGCCAACGGTATCAAAGGATTGGCCAAGAGCTTTGAAGCCAATGAAATGTTTGGTCAACAAGATCTAGCTAAGTTTTCATCAGCTGATGATTTCTTAACACAGTGGATGAATCGCTACGAAGAAAAAGCCATGCTTGATGTCAATGCTAAGAAGCGCGACAAAGCAGAAACCCCCGAAGCCAAGGCCCGAGCCGACAGCGACAGAAAGAAAGTATTGCAAGGCCTTGAGATGGTCAAAGGATTGTTTTAATGAGAGCATTTGAGTTTTTAGTAGAAGCCAAGGTTGGACGAGAACTGCAACATGCAGAGGATCTCGTTATCATCGAAGGCTCAGCTGGCGGAATTCGCGCTCTTAATGCTATAGCAGGTCTTCCCAAGGATCTTAAAAATCTGCGCATCAAGTGGGACGGATCTCCAGCTATATACTTTGGCCGTGACGAAAGTGGAGAATTCTTCCTTACAGATAAAAGCGGATATCTAGCCAAAGGCTACGATGGCAAGGCCAAGAGCCCAGAGGCATTGAAATCCATGCTAGGCGGTCGTGGCAAAGAAGTAGACGAAAAGCGTCAACAGTTTATTGGCGAAATGGGAGAACTGTTTCCCAAGATAGAATCAATCGTCAGTGATAAGTTTAGGGGCGTTATATTTGCCGATGTGCTGTTCTATAACAAGCCCCCAATGAACGATCAAGGAGAGTTTGAATTTACTCCAAATGTGGTCACATACAGTATACCTGAAAAATCTACATTGGGCGCACAGATAGACAACAGCAGTGCTGGACTAGTCATGCATAAATTTAATGACGCACCCATTACAGGTGATGTTCCGGGCATCGACAGTAACGCAGGTGTATTTGTTATACATCACATACAAATTACCACACCCCCTAAAATTGACGCATCTGCTGTAAATGCAGCCAAGGGAGTATTAAATCTCAACAAGATGGCCATTGACAGCTTATTAGATGACGGCAAGTTAGCTGCGGACAAACTAACAGACTTTAAAGCCATACTGTATAAATTTGTTAACAGTCAGGTTGACACCGGTAATCTTACTGGCCTAAATCAAAAGTTTGATCAATGGTTGGCAGGCAGTGGCGTTTCAATTCCCAAACAGGAAAAAATTAAAAAACTTAGAGCAGAACAGGCCAAGGGATTTGCAGCCATATTTGATGCCTGGGAAGCCATCATGCAGGCCAAAGATGCTGTGATCGCAGACATTGATCAAAACAGTCCTGTGAAACAAAGCGTGGGCGGTAAACCAGGCGGCGAAGGTTACATAGTGGGCGATATCAAACTAGTGCCTAGACTGCACTTTACCATGGCAAATCGAGCCAAAATACGCTGATCTCGCACGTTTTCTCCAAAGCAATATAAATACTATGCCGGCCTCTGAGCGAGGTCATTGATTAAGGAGAAAATATCATGGCAGATTTAATTTCACAAACAGTTGGTTCAACAACTTTCGGTGCTAACTTTGAACAAATCGTTAACACACAAGGCCTAAGCGGTCGTCTATTAGTATGCACAATCGTAAAAGATGCAGGCGATGCAACAGAAGCAGAATTGGTAGCATGTCTAAAAGCACTAGGTAATGCTGGTGGTGACGGTACAGGTTCTGACATCGGTGGTCCAGATGCATTCACAGTAGCAGCAGTTTCTGACTTTGACGGTACAGATCCAGTTTACGTTGTACTACAAGGTACAGGTACACCTACTACAACTCCAGTAACTGGTTTCACACTAGCTATTGTAGCAACACTAGGTCTAGCAGTTTAATATTTCCTAGGGATGGGAAGACTAAGCCCACTTCGGTGGGCTTTTTTACGACCATGATTTCTATAGGTGTAAATAGTAGCAGATTATGCCTAGATACAGAATTATTACTTTGATCGACATTACCAGAACCAATGCTGGTAAATCGGATCCCAGCGATTTTAAAATCAAACAACAGCAGAACTTTAATAGTCTTAGACAGGCCATTGAATTGAGATCCAACGTCAGCTGGACCTCCGATCCCAAAGAATTTAAAGGAAGACTTCCTGCACCATTAGAAGGCAAAGCCACGCATTGGATCTGGGAGTTTGATGTTGAACGAGAAGACACATTCTTAAAAAACAGCGATCCTGTTGGATTATTATTAGACGATCTAAATGGCGTCCCTATCATAGATGGGCTAAATAATACAGCAGTTATTGATCCTGCAGCATTTCAAACTCGAGGTTCGGATACCAACATCTGGGTGAGTGAATTACGCTAAGTCGGATAAATAAATGTTACAAAGGCACATACAAGGCAGTTACTAACTTAGGCACATGGCTCGGAGCGAGCACTTGACTTAACATACAAGGAAACAGCCACAAATGGCCACTAAAGAAGCTGTAGCACAACTAGCTGCACTACCTGAGCGGGTAGCGGTAGTTGAAATCAAAGTAGAAGCAATCAATGAAAAACTCACTGATATCAAAGCTGATGTCAGAGATATGCACGACTGCTTAGACAACACTCGTGATCTACTAGCAGACAAACTGAAAGAAATGGCTGAGGCATCAAACAGTCAACACGATGATCTGTATAAAAAGATTAGCGAGATAGAAAAAAGCAAAGACAAATTAATGCTTTACGGAATGGTTGGCGCTGCGTTTGTAGCAGGCGCAGGTTGGAGTGGTGCAATTAACTTCCCAATGATACTCAAGTTCTTTGGCATGTAAAATATACGCACTTAAATAAGGACCATAGGTCCTTTTTTTATGACTGATATATCCAAAAGATTTGAATCGTTAATTGTAGCCGCTCAAAAAAAGCTGGCTGAAAATAACCAGATACTGCCTGTTAAAACCCATAACGGAATTTTAGTAGGAGATGTTCTGATTCAAAGCCACGGCCATCTAAAAGATCTTTGGAAAAAAGATCAGTTGATCTACAAAGAAATCAGCCTAAACGATGTGGCCATTAGATTGGCTAATCTTTTGGCCAGGAACCGGAATATCATACACTGCGATCAGTTATATAAAGCAGATCAAGATTACGGCAGATGGTTCGCAGAATGGCAGATGTTAAAGCAGCAATATCACAATTCTTTGAAATCAGGCAATCATGATCGTGCTGACATGCTGTTAGCACGGTACGAAGACAGCAAATCTAGGGCCGAAACAGCCAAAAAGACAGCACTAGGTTTGATTGGACTGTAATAAATATAGTATCACTATCAATGGATGATTTTATGAAGACCCAAGACTTATTCGCAATTAACAGGCAGGCAAAAAAGCTCAACGAAGGTTTGGCTAGAACCTTTGGCAAAAAAATTAACCTAGAAAATTTCAATGTTCAACAGCTGGAAGATGCACGTAATAAGCTACGTACACAACTAAGCCAAGCACGGACAGAATCAGGCTTTAATGAAAATCTAGAAAACGATGCTTATCATGAGGCCAAGTTCATGCTTGATGCCATCATTGCAGAAATAGCAGAAAGAGAGCAAATTGTTTCTGAACCAGTAGCAGAAGGCACAGGCATCGACAAAGACGAAGTGTTGGCCATTCTTAAAAGATTTGATGAAAACATGAATGAGATTGGTGGCTACGGTGACCCAGATCACGATAAAATCATCCAAGCATTAGAACAAGGCGATGTTGAATCTGCTGTTGAAGTAGTATGGTATGCATACTCTGATCAAGACGGCGGCGAACTACGTGACATGGACAACTACATAGAAGATCTAGAAGATCAATTCAAAGATATGGTCGGTGAATCAGACGACGAAGGCGGCGAAACTGACGACGGTTACGCACTAGCATCAGCAGGTCATGGTAGTGATGAAGACTATGGTGATTTTGGTCGCGATGAATCATTTGACTCAAACACCAACGAAGCTTATATTAACAGTGCCAAAGATGCTATTGATATACTAGCAGATCTTAGAAAACAATCTAAAATGGCAGAATTGGGTCAAGGTGATCCTGTTCGACCTAACCAAATAGTAAACGATCTATGGGATGTGATCACATGGATCGAAGCCAATATGAAAGAATCAATGGCAACAGAAAGCACACAAGGAGACAATATGAGCAATTTAAGAGAAGGTGAAATCCAGCAAGCGTCTGCGATCGTCACAGCAAAAACAATGGTTGACAGAGTAGGTCGTTGGATTGAAGAACTTTCTGGTATGGAGAACGACACTCTATTACAGCTAGGCGATTCCATCCGTGATGAAATGGGTCAAGCACAAGCCAAGGCATTTATTGAAGCTGTAGCTCCTGCTATCCAACAGGCTTTAGAAAATCTAAAGACCACACGCGAAACTCTAGCAACAGGTGTTCGTACATTAACCGGCGAAGAGCAACCTGCAGAAATGTTAGGTGGCGGCGATGATGCAGGCGGCATGGAAGCTGAGCCAGATGCAATGAATGCAGAACCAGAAATGGGAGATGAGTTCGCAGCAGCAGAACCGGCGTCAGGCGGCGAAGCAGCAGCAGGTCGTGAACAACGTGAAAGCATCCAGTTTCAAAATCGTTTAATGAAAGTACTAGCAGGTTAATATGAACTCTACAGCCAACCTTCTGCGCAAGTATGCCGACATACTAAGTGAAGCACCGATGCCAGCTCCAGGCATAGCACCAGCACCAGCAACACCTGGACAGCCTCCAGCAGCAGGTCAAGCAGCAGGTGGCGTAGATCCCAAGCAGGCTGCTGCAATGATCAAACAACAAGCAGATCAGAAAAAAGCCATACAGGATCAGATCAAGCAAGCCGAACAGTCTTTGGCTAACTTAAGAAAACAACTAGCAAGTATAGGCCAATGAGAATTTTTGAATTTGCAGGTGACGATAACTTAGATAAGTTTATTGTGGTCCTTAAAAACTTTATTGGCAGATACGCCAGTAAAGGCCAAGCCGCCAAATTAAATTGGAAAGGCCTGGATAAGATAACCAAATCAAGCGGCATAGAGTTAGTGGCTGATTATGAAACATTCAAGGCCATGTATGATTCTAGTCCGCAACTACAGGCCATGGTTAAAAATTTCAATGCCGACGGTATTGAATTAAACGTGCCCGGCGCCAAAGACGAAGAACCAAAAGGTGATGGCACCCAAACTCCTCAAGACAGTCAAGCGGCTGTGGACAAAATAGCAGCATCGGCAGCTCCCCAGCAATTGGCACAAACTCAGGCTTGACAACTTAGATAAAATTCTGTAATATATACAGAATGACTACAAATCAATTCACTCCTCCTCCGTTTGTTGAGAAGTTTCAATATAAGAACTGTCAACAAATCAACGATCCTGTAACACGTAAAAGAGTCTATTTGACTCCCGATGGCGAAAGCCTGCCCAGCGTTACTACTATCCTTAGTGCTACTAAAGATATGACAGCACTGAACGAATGGAAAAAACGTGTAGGTGAACAAAAAGCCAAAGAAATTACCACAGAGGCCGCAGGTGTTGGTACTGCCATGCACAGTAATCTTGAAAGATTTATTGCAGGCATACAACGACAGCCAGGCAACAACCCAGTTCATGTACAGGCCAACTCAATGGCTGATCAAATTATCATCAATGGGTTATCTGATGTTAACGAAGTTTGGGCCATGGAACAGAGTTTATACTTTCCAGGCCTGTATTCTGGCACAACTGACCTAGTGGCTGTTTACAAAGATCGTCCTAGTGTATGTGATTACAAGCAAACCAACAAGCCCAAGAAAGCTGAATGGGTCGAAGATTACTTTTTACAGCTGGTTGCCTATATACTAGCACATAATGAAGTATACGGCACAGACATCCGTGAAGGTCATGTGTTCATGTGCAGTCGAGCCTGTGAATATCAACAGTTTGATCTATTACCCCAAGATTTCAACAAATATCAGGATATGTGGCTCAACAAGGTAGAGGAATACTATACTAGCCTAAGATAAATACTCTATAAAGTTAGAGGATATCATTGTGGCAGTTGTTCAAATCTCGAAAATCCAGGTCAGACGCGGCCGAAAGAATTCAGTAAGCGGTGCAATACCTACCCTAAGCTCGGCAGAGTTTGCATGGGCTGTCGATACCCAAGAACTATTCATAGGTAACGGTAGTGTTGCCGAAGGTGCTCCTTATGTGGGCAATACTAAAATACTAACAGAGCATGACAATATACTAGAACTAGCTTCTAGCTATCGTTTTGCATCTGATGACGTGGCCATTTACACGTCTATATCAAGATCCTTACAGACCAAGTTGGATGAAACTGTAAGCGTTTTAGATTTCGGTGCTTTGCCCGACGGCAGCACAGACTGTACCACTGCGTTCGAGACAGCATTCACAACACTGTTTGTAGACAGTGATGAAAAATATCGAAAAGTTCTATTAATACCCAACGGTGCTTATCTCTTCGCTAGAGATTTACAAATTCCTTCATTTGTTAGAATGCGGGGAGAAACTAGAGAAGGCGCTGTGCTGAACTTTGGAGTTAACAATATTCGTTTAATAACATCAACAGGAGAAACTTCTCCATCTGCGTTTAGCAGTGTTGACCGACCAGAACATATTGAAGTTTCAAATTTAACAATTGATAGAACATTGGGTCAGACCACTCTTTCAGGTTTAATCAAGGGCAAGTTTCATGATGTAACTTGGCGTGGCGAATACGACACCACAGACATCACACAGCCAGCATCAACTGATTTACCAATAACTCCTGGTGCAGTTTTTTGGTCTAACTCCAGCGCCGGAACTGCATTAACTGACACTGAGTTTGTGAATTGTAGATTCGAAGGCAACAGTCTTAGTATTAAATGTCTACAGACTGTATTTGCAGAGACTCGAGTAAAATTTACAGCATGTGATTTTTTCAATAACCACACTGGTGTGTTTGTAGACAGTGATGTAGTTGGAATATTAACTGCTTGGGATTTCAAAGACTGCGGCTTTGACGAAATTTATTTTCAAGCATTTAGATCTATACAGGGAAGAAAAACTGCTTTCAACAGATGTAAATTTACACGCTGTGGAAATGGCAATGGAGAGCCAAGTCTTCCAATCACCAACGTGATCTATTTCGGTGATGATCGAGCCAATACTGTTTTAGATTGTTCGTTTGATCGCCAACAACAGGCAGGCATTGTTACATCCACAGCAGTACCTGCTATCGCAGAAGTTTTTAATTCTAACCTAACGGTTATGAATGACAAGATACACAGTCCTATCTTTACCTACGACACCCTAGGCAAACCTTTGATGGTGTTGTCGGCATTTCATAGATTTATCAATGTAAATTATGTATTAAGACTAGGCGGCTTTTCTAGAACTGGCAAGATAACATTGTCAGTAGACGATGACCTTAACAAAGTTTCAATAACTGATCAGTATCAGTATTCAGACTCTACAATAACCAGCCAAGGGGGAACTATCATGACAGGTTTTGAATTCGGTGCAGTGTTACTCAGTAACGGTGCATTTACAAGGGACAACGTTCTATCAGATTCCACCTTAACCACAGACACAGTAGCGATCGTTTATAAAAATCCTACTGCAACTGGCAAAACCGGAGACATTATCTTTGATGTTTCCTACGGTGTTTGATCTACATGGCGTAGATAGGATTGCCGAATGGAAAAGATTCAGAGAATGTTTGGAAGACAGCCATTCTCCGTTAGATGATGTTGTCCGGCTTTGGGCATCAGCACCGTTTGTCAACCCCTATCTAGATCCCCAAAGTCCAGAATCCTGGCCGGATCCCTGGAAACTTCTGCTCGATTTAAAACTAGACGACCTTGCAATTTCATTAGGTATGCTGTACACTATTAAATTAACTCGTCGGTTTATGAACGTTCCAATCGAGATACATATGTCTATGCTACCACAAGAGAAAACACATCGATTTCCAGTCGTTGTTAACGGAACTGCGGTTCTGAACTGGGAATATAATTCTGTAGTAGATATTGGCAGTTTAAAAAATATTCAAACCACCTTGATTTATTCTAAATCGGGTTCGCTATAAATACCATCTAAGAAAGACAAGAAGAGAGCACATGACCATTACAGTAATAAAAAGAGACGGCACTAAAGAACCACTAATGATTGAAAAGTGGCAGGCACAGGTAGCAAAGGTATGTAAGGGAATCGCTGATGTTAGTCAGTCAATGATCGAAATAAAAGCGCAATTACATTTTTATGATGGCATTACAACAGAAGACATTGACGGCATCACTCTACGTGCTATTGTAGATTTAATTGATATTGAAAGCAATCCAGACATCGGTCACACCAACTATCAATATGTGGCAGGCAAACAACGCCTAAGCATGTTGCGTAAAGATGTATATGGCAGTTACGAACCTCCTCACCTTTACGAAATCGTAAAGAAGAATGTAGCTACTGGTCTTTATACAAATGAACTATTGGAGTGGTACACTGAAGAAGATTGGAATAAAATGAATGACATGCTGGATCATGCCAAAGATGAAGAATATGGATATGCCAGCATCGAACAACTGATTGAAAAATATCTAGTAAAAAATCGTGCTACAAAACAAACATACGAAACTCCGCAAGTTAGATATATGATTGCCGCGGCAACGGTCTTCCACAAAGAAGAACCTAATAGTGCTCGTATGCGTTACATCAAGGAATATTATAATGCAGCATCAGACGGACTTTTCACACTGGCCACGCCAGTGTTGGCAGGGCTTGGTACTCCTACTAAACAGTTTAGTAGTTGCGTACTTATTAGGTCGGATGATGATTTGGACAGTATTTTCGCGTCAGGGGAAATGATGGCCAAGTATGCCAGCAAACGTGCTGGCATTGGCTTAGAGATAGGTCGTCTACGCTCATTAGGCAGTCCCATTAGAGGCGGAGAGATTATGCACACTGGCATGATCCCATTCCTGAAGAAATGGTTTGGTGATTTGAGAAGTTGTAGCCAAGGAGGCATTCGTAATGCATCAGCCACTGTGTTCTATCCCATATGGCATTTACAATTTGATGATCTTATTGTTCTCAAGAATAATCAAGGAACAGAGGAAACCAGAGTCCGACACATGGACTACGGAGTTGTACTGTCCGCATTCTTCTGGAGACGATTCAAGAACAAGGAAGACATAACATTCTTTGATCCCAACGAAGTACCAGACCTATATGAAGCTTTCTATAAGGATGCTGACAAGTTTGAAGAGTTGTATTTGAAATACGAAAAGCGCAAAGACCTGCGTAAGAAAACAATGAATGCCGAAGAAGTGTTTAAAAGCGGTATTCTAAAAGAACGCACAGACACAGGTAGAATCTATTTGGTGTTTATTGATAATGTTATGAACCAAGGACCTTTTGATCCCGAATATCATACCATTTATCAATCAAACCTATGCTGCGAGATTCTGCTGCCCACTAAGTCTTTTAAGCGATTGGACGACCCTGAGGGACGCATAGCGTTATGTACTCTCGGTTCCATTAATTGGGGGGCCTTCCGTAACCCGGAAGATATGAGACGAGCCTGCAGAATCCTACAGCGTAGTTTATGTAATATTCTGGACTATCAAGATTTTTTGAGCATTCAGAGTCAATTATCAAACGAAGAAATCCAACCGTTGGGTATCGGAGTTACTAACCTTGCCTATTGGCATGCAAAAAGGGGGCTGAAATATGGAGAAAGAGATAGTTTGGCGGAAGTTAAAGGTTGGATGGAGCATCAGGCCTATTATCTTACAGAGGCCACTGTGGAACTGGCCAAGGAAAGAGGCGCCTGCAAGCACAGCTCACTGACTAGATATGGCCAAGGTATATTCCCCTGGGAACTACGTGCTAAGGCCGTTAACGAACTTGCAGACTTTACTCCTGAATTAGACTGGGAGCCGTTGCGCGAACAAATGAAACAATACGGAGTTCGCAACGCAACACTAATGGCGATTGCACCAGTGGAGTCGAGTTCTGTGGTTATCAATTCAACCAACGGCATTGAAATGCCAATGAGTTTGATCTCCACCAAAGAATCTAAAGCCGGTTCGTTTACACAAGTAGTTCCCGAATACAATAGGTTAAAAAACAAATATCAACTAATGTGGGATCAGAAAGATTGCACAGGCTATATCAAGACTGCATCGGTATTGGCAGTGTATGTAGACCAAAGCATTTCGACAAACACATTCTATAATCCAGCACACTTTCCAGATCGTAAAGTGCCAACTACATTAATTGCCAAAAATTTGATGCAAGCACAGATATGGGGGTTGAAAACATTCTACTACAGTTTGATCAACAAGGCCGGCAGTAGACAAGAACAACGAACACCAGAAGTACACTACAACGGATTCCATAACGAACGTGAAGTAATCGAAGAAGATGACGACTGCGAGGCTTGTAAGCTATAATGCTAAAACAGTTCTTTATTTGGATGCAACGAGACGAAGGTTGGAAAACCATGATGGCCGTAGTGTATGCCATCATATGTCTAGTAGACTTTGTGATCATGCCTATGGCCATCACAGCATTTAAAGGACATGGTCTACAGGAATTCATTATCAATAATCTAAGAACATTTGACCCTGGAATACAAACACAGATATTACAGGTAGTGGCAAAAGAATATTCCCCCTTTACACTTCAAGGGGCAGGATTGTTTCATCTGGCGTTTGGTGCGCTACTAACAGGAAGTGCGTTAAGCAAATCAAAAGCAGAGGAGAAGTAGCATGGCCGTAAATCAGATTTTTAACTTAAAGAATACTAGCCTGGCGCAATGGCGAACAGGTGATCACCACAGTAAAAACCCCCAGTGGTTGAATGACAATGGTATATGGCGTAGTGATAACAACAAAAATATTGATGTCATCACTACAGTGAACTTTCCAGCCGATGGCTATTACAACTTCAAGTATACTGCTATCAATTATTCAACCTTTACCATTGACGGATTTAACCTTCCCGAAAGCCAAGCCTTTGAAAGAATGTACAGCGAAATAGTATGGGTCACGGCCGGCAACCACAGTATCCGTTGCAGAGCCAATGCCAAAACCGGCACTAGAAATTGTGCTATGATTATTGATGATGACACACAGTTGGTTCGTGTCTGGAACTTGATGACCAATGGCACTAAAGACTGGCAAAACAATCCAGTCAACATAGTGCGTCAGCCTACTCAGAGCAATTATTGCAAACTATTAAATGACTTTGGTGTTTGGCCCAGTACCGGCGAAACTTTTGACTACACTTGGATGATTGATTTTCCAGTTGATGCCTACTATAACTTTAGAGGCGCAATTGATAATTTAGGTCAAGCATGGATAGACGGTCAACCGTTGGCTGATATCAACGGACAGACCAAAGAATACAACTCTACCAAGTTTATCACCGCTGGTAGAAAAGCCCTGCGTATCACAGGCAGAAACACCGGCGGCCCCAAAGCAGCCGCATTTGTCATTGAAGGCTCTATTAAAGATCTAGTAGCCGCAAAAGCCAATGCTAATTCCGCAGTAGCCACTGCCGATCAAGCACTTCAAGAAATGAATACGGCCAAGGCTCAAATGGATCAGGCAAGGTGGAAACAGATACCTATGAATAGTGTTTCCATCAGAACTTCAAATGCCGGTGGCTATAAATCTGCATCTGCCAACAGCCTTGTGATGAATCTAGATGTATTGAACTACACTTCTGGTACCACATGGACTGACAGCAACAATAGATTCAATGCCACATTGACACAGCCTCCAGTCTATACTAGCGGGCAGGGCAGTCACTTTTCTTTTAATGGCACTAGTCAGCGTGGCAATATAGGCATGCCAGTGACCAACGACATGACCTGGATCATATGGTTCAATACAACTAGCTCTGCGGGTAATCCAAATGCTCCATGGTATCAGGCTCCAATGATGGTAGGCGGTGAGTTGGGAGGCGATGTTGCCGACATGGGTATTTGTCTAGCACAGGGCCGCATCCTGTTTGGGATGGGTCAGCCTGACACCACATTTGTATCTACTAGATCTTACAATGACGGCAACTGGCATCAATTGGCTGTTACTCGTAATATCGCCACTGGACAAGCACAGATTTTTGTAGATGGTGTGTTAGACAACACACATACTAATTTTCCAAAAGGTGCCAGAATCAATACTGGATTAGGCATTGCGGCCAATCAAGATGGCAACGCAAAGTTCCAAGGCAAACTGGCACAGATTAGAGCATACAATTCAGTACTGACACAATCACAGATACAAGCATTGTACTCGGTACACGGTTCTCGATTCTTGCCTGTGGCAGAAAAAGCCAAGGATCCCACTGACAACAAACAGGTAGTGGCCTACAACAATGGCAGCGGAGTAACTGTAACAAAATCTGATTCAGTATCCGGTGGCGGATTTAGTGCCAGTTACGAAGTGTCTGCCTATGCCACATACAATCAATCAGCCAGTGCTGAAGTCACTAGAACTGGTGCCGCAGTCTATGTTGGTCAGTCATACAGCGTGGGTGCTGAGGCCACAGCAGAAGTAGGCAACGAATATATTGGTTGCCAAATGCGTGCCTGGGTAGACTTGACTGTCACTGAAGAAGCCTATGCTGCCGCTGGACTCAATGGCAACAATGCTTATGTCACAGCAGGTGCATGTTGTATAGTACGAGCCGAAACAGGTCTAGCGGCAGAAGGCCATGTCAGCAATCCATATGGTCCAGATGTAGAAATGGGAGCAGAAGGTTGTGTGTTTGCCGAATCGGGTGCTAAAGCCGAAATACTCATTGAAATCGGGCAAAACGGAGTCCAGTGCGAAGGCGGAGTAGCCATTGGTAGTTGTGTGGGAGTAGAAGGTAGCGTTACTGTAGAAGCCGGCGGTGTGGGTGCCAATGCCGGTGCTGGTGTGACTTATGGCAGCGACCATTTTGAACTTGAGGGTGGGTACCAGTCTACATTCAAAGATGGCAAACTTACTATGGGAGTGTCTGGAAGTGTTGCGGCTTATGTGGGCCTCGAAGATGTCAATGTTAGCACCAGTGTAGACACTAAAGAAATCATAAAGACAGGGTTAGAAACCTATCGAGCACACAAATATGTGTACGAAAACCGCAAGCAGATTTACAATACTGCGGTATCAGCATCTAATCAGGCCACTGCCTATGTAAGCAATTTGGCACAGACCACAGCAAACAACACAGCAAAAACATTCACTGATGCTGGTTATCAAATTGAAAACGGCATTGTCAAAACAGGTGGCAAGATAGCCGATTCCTGTACAGACGCAGCCGGTAAAGCATTTAAGGCTATCTCAGGTGGTGGTAAGATTGTGTGTACCATGATGAACGAAGAATACGGCTTTGGATCATATCGCAATGCCATATGGTTGCGCTACGGTGCCAACTTGCCAGAAGCCGATGTTTACCAGCGTGGCTATCACACATTGTTCTTGCCATTGGTTGCGTATGCCAAAGGTACAGGAAGAACCAATCAGTGGGTTAAGACAGCATTAGAACACATCGCTCGTCATAGAACCAGCGACATCTATCTAGAAATGAAAGGCCGTCGTAGAGACACACTAGGTCGAGTATATCGCACAGTGTTAGAGCCATTGTGCTATGTAGTAGGAAAAATTACTAAGTAAAAATTATGAGCAAACAACAATACAACTTAAACACAAAGACAGACTATCTAAATCGCAAGATGTTTCTAGACCCGGCAGGGCCTGTTACTATCCAACGCTTTGAAGAAGTAAAATACAAAAAGATTGCAGACTTTGAAGCTACTGCACGTGGATTCTTTTGGCAACCGGAAGAGATCAGTTTGACTAAAGATTCAAACGATTTCAAAGAAGCCAGCGATGCTGTTAAGCACATCTTCACCAGCAACCTGCTACGTCAAACAGCCTTAGACAGTTTACAAGGTCGCGGGCCAAGTCAGATTTTTACACCTGTAATATCTTTGCCAGAACTAGAAGCACTAGTCTACAACTGGACTTTCTTTGAAACCAATATTCATTCAAAGAGTTATAGCCACATCATTCGTAACATCTATAATGTGCCCAAAGATGTGTTCAACACCATTCACGACACCAAAGAAATTGTAGACATGGCATCTAGCGTAGGCAACTATTACGAAGAACTGCACATTATCAACTGCCGTAAACAAATGGGCGAAACCATCCCAGAAAAAGAATACATCCGAGCAATTTGGATGGCTCTACATGCCAGCTATGCTCTAGAAGCGTTCCGCTTTATGGTATCATTTGCCACAAGCCTTGCAATGGTAGAAAATAAAATCTTCATGGGCAATGGTAACATTATCCAATTGATCCTACAAGACGAACTGCTACACAAAGGTTGGACTGCATTTTTAATTAATCAAGTGGTTAAAGAAGACAACCGATTCGTTGAAGCCAAAGCAGAGTGTGAAGCGGAAGTATATGCATTGTATCTAGATGTTATCCGTGAAGAAAAACAATGGGCTGACTATTTGTTTAACAAAGGACCAGTGATTGGTTTGAATGCCAATATTCTCAAAGACTTTGTGGACTACACAGCAGTGGGCGCATTGAAAGAGATCGGTATTAAGTATACCAACCCTGCACCAAAGTCAACTCCTATTCCTTGGTTTAACAAGCACGTTGACACAAGCAAAAAACAAACAGCATTACAGGAAAGCGAATCAACAAACTATGTTATCGGTGTAATGAGTGACAGTCTTGATTACGAGGCTCTTCCGGAGTTATAATGTATAAAGTGCAATTTAAAGCCAAATCTCCTTACGGTGCATGGCAGGTCGTAGGTAACTACGGGACAGAGTCTCAAGCAATATCATCTGCGCTAGCCAAGAAACGTGCAGGCGCATTGTTGGTTAGGGTTTTAGATAAAAGCGGCTCTATAGTTTATACAGGATAAAAGATAAAAATGAAAGCAATTGTATGGAGTAAGGACTATTGTCCTTTTTGCGACCAGGCCAAAAACCTGCTCAAGATGAAAGGCATCGAGTTCGAAGAAAAGAAAATTGGACACGGATATACTAAAGAACAATTATTAGAAGCCGTGCCTACAGCAAGAACAGTACCACAGATTTTTCTAGACGAAACCTTGATCGGTGGGTTCACTGAGTTGAAACAACATCTTCAAAAGGTCTAACATTGCGTAGACTGTTCACGTTCGGCTGCTCATTTACAAATTATATTTGGCCGACATGGGCCGATTTTTTAGGTACAGAGTTTGATTATTTTGAAAACTGGGGAATCCCTGGCCTAGGAAATGTCGCGATAGCCAATAGATTAGCAGAAGCCCATAGCAAACACAAATTTACCAAAGACGACACTGTTGTAGTTCAGTGGAGTTCTCACATAAGAAATGACTATCACACCTTTGAATTTAATCCCAGGGGATACAGATGGAAAACTAAAGGTAGTATGTTCAATTATATAAACAGACCTATTTACGATGCACGATGGATAGCATTATTTTTTGATGAACAGTCCTATCTAATGTATTCATTGAACTCTATGGTACTTGTTAAAAATATGTTAGAAAATATAGGGTGTCAGTGGGCTATGACCAGTATGTCCGATTTCAGCAAGGCTGGATCTGATATAAACGATCCCAATGGATATGGGGAAAACAGTGGATCGGGCAAAGACATATGGACAGGCAAGGGCTTCGATAACAACATTGATTTTTCCATGTATCGAGAAACTATAGGGTTTGACACCTGGTGTGAATCACTTCTCGCTTACTCAAAGCACTCTGCGGATAAACACTATCAGTGGCAGGATGTAAATGATGCCGAACCGTGGGTTGATCCTCATCCAAGTATAGAACAACATTATAATTGGATGAACGATGTTCTAAAGGCAAAGTTAGGACTACCTTCAGCAGCACCAACAATTACACAACAACAATGGTTAGATCAAGCTGAAAAGAATTATGAAGAAACCAAAGATTATTTTCTTTTTGAACAAAAAATGATGGATCTACCCAATTGGAAAAAACCCTACATAGGATATTAACATGAATAAAGGATATAAAAAATGCTAATCGACAAAGGCGTATCAGAAGGTGAAGTAATCACCATCAAACTTACCAGCGGCGAAGAAATCGTAGCTAAACTAGTCGAAGACGGTGCTGCATATTATAAATTAAGTCGCCCTATGGTAATAGGTATGGGTGCGCAAGGCCCGGGTCTAATGCCTTATTTGTTTACTGTACATCCAGACAAGGAAGTAAAGTTAAATAAAAATGTAGTAGCAATGGCTGAAGCCACTGACAAATCGTTCGCCGATCAGTTTGTGCAGTCAACTACCGGAATTAAACTAATTTAAGGATATCAAATGCCATTTATTCCAGGCCGCTCAGGTATATCAGATGTTTATTCAAGCACTAACGTTTTTGCCAACAACGTGCCAGTAGCACTACATCTGCCTCCGTTGCCTAGTCCTAACTCGGCAGCTCCAGAACCAGTTCAAGTAAACATTAGTTTTGAACAGGAGGAAGCACTTGCCGCATCATCTGCAGCAGCAACTTCACCTGAAGAAAGAGAAGTTGGCCTTGCAGGTCGAGGCGAAGTCCCTCAAGAAGGAGAGCCAGAGCTTGCCACACCCGACTCTCGAGGACCGATAAGTTCTGTTTTATTTGTAGGACTCGGACAAACTATTGATTCTTGTTTAGCAGAAGCAAAACAGGGCAAATGGAAGGAGAACGGAGCAAATCCATTAATCGTTGCCTGTTACAATGCTGTTGGCTTTAAACTTCGCGATGATAAAACTCCGTGGTGCGCAGGGTTTGCAGGAAGTATCCTAAAACGAGCAGGATTGCCCGCTCTCAAAACTCTCAGTAGCCTAGCATACGGAAATTATGGAACAAATGTTCCTATAAATGATCCCAGCAAGTTTAGATTAAATGATATTATTATCTTTACTAGAGCTGGCGGTGGACACATTGGATTTTTTAGGGGCTATAATCCATCAACAGGAGCATTGTTGATCGCCGGTGGCAACCAAGCAGACAACCTCACTGAGGTTGGATTTAGAAAAAGTACCAGCATGCCTTTGAGTAAGGTAAGACGTGCTTGGTCAATACCTCCAGAATATGATAAACCTGTAACGTTTAGTGGTTCTGGCAGCTCAATTAAGGTGGTATAATGAAAAAATTATTTTGGAACATACTAGGATTTTTAAGTTTAGGAATGGCCTACATTGGAGTTATTACTCCAGGACTACCCTACAGTATTTTTGTGGTGTTTGCCGCTTACTGTTTCTCAAAAGGTTCAGAGCGTATGCACAAGTGGATTTACAATCACAAGTTATTTGGACCGTTCTTAACTAACTGGAATCAAAAACGTGTGTTTCCAACAAAGATGAAATTCTTTATGTTAGGCATGATGAGCACCAGTTTAATTATAATGTTTTTTACAGGAGTTAAACCAATTGGAATTATCAGTACTGCTGGCTTTATGGCCCTTGTTGCCATTTGGGCTTGGCGTTTTCCTGGGAGCGTGGAAGAACACCAAAGAAGAATCGATAGCGGAGAAAAGGTAGGATGGCTAAAATAACACTAGAACAATTATGCGACATAGCATTTGCCATGGAAGAAGGCGACCCGTTTGATTGGGGAGTTTTTGCCAACGGCAAGGAAGAAGCTATGAAAATGATAGGATCCAGTATCCTGGAGCAGTTTGACAAAGACATTATAGATGACGAAGCTCGATTGATTTTGTTATCCACTATAACTAAATTGGTAACTGAAAACATGATTCTTCATTCAAAAATGTTGACAACGAGTAAAAAAGATAGTTAAATAGCTTATATGAAAAATTTGTTAGTTAGAGTAATTGAGACAGGCAATAACCTTTGTGTTAGTACCGCGAGATGAAATTGGCATATTAGTAATATATAACACAAAGGAAAAAGTAAAATGGTAACAGGTAAAGTAAAATGGTTTAATGATGCAAAAGGTTTTGGATTCATTACTCCTGACAACGGTGGCGCAGATTTATTTGCACACTTTTCACAGATTAACTCGACTGGCTTTAAGAGCTTGCAAGAAGGTCAAAGTGTAAGGTTTGAAGTAACAATGGGTCAAAAAGGACAGCAGGCTAGCAACATTCAGCCAGCTTAAAGAATTGTTGTAATTCCTTCAAAGCGAAGGCATGTTGGACGAGGGTTCGAATCCCTCCAGGTCCACCAAAAGAGGATATGATATGCAAAAATGTAGAGTATGCGACTTTATAGTAATAACACTACTAACATTTCTAATCATATTACATTTCTTTTTTTGATGGGCCTGCATTTGGTTTCGACAGCGTGAGATAGTAGAGACGGCAACACGAGAGGCGATGGACGTAATCCAAGCAAAAAACGTAAATGCAAACGCAGATACATTCGACTTCAGCGCAATGAGCTTCACTGGAAACACAGTTTCTGGTAACAGCAGAGTTGCACTAGCTGCCTAAAAAACAGCGGTCCGGGGTAGGA